GCATGATCGCCAGCGGGATGCGGCAAAGCCTGCAAAATATAAAGTGGCTGATCGAGTCTGAAGTCTAAGCTAATCCTGGTATGAAATAATTAAGAAGTACGCTGAACTTGCATTTGACCTCGATTTTAAACGACAAATTCCTCGGATCATGTTGCAACATGGTGGCAAACGAAGATGACTCACGGATAGGTGGATATCACTATGCCGGACCAGCGCTTACCTGAAAAATTGCGCCTCTTTTACAAAGTCGATACTGTGGATGAGATGTGGGCTAAGATGTTAACGGAGGGCAATGTCCGATTCCGCCGCTTGCGGCCAATTTTTAGCCGGTTTCCATCCAACCCGCGCTGTGTGAACTGCCACAGGCCCTTTGCAGGGATTGGCGGCGCTTTGCTGCGAGTGTTGCAAGGGGTGCGCAAGTCGGACAAGAATCCTCGCTACTGTGCAGCTTGCCACGACTTCACGTCAAAATTCCCGGGAGGTGCAGAAATCGAGTTGACCATGCTGTTCGTGGACGTGCGCGGCTCGACCACGATCGCGGAAAAAATGGATGCGCTCGAGTTCAGCCGTTTGATGAACCGCTTTTACGAAGCCACGATCAATGTATTGGTGCGCGCGGACGCCTTTATCGATAAGCTGGTTGGAGATGAGGTTACCGCCCTGTTCATCCCGGGTTATGCAGGGGGTGATCATGCTGTTAAAGCAGTTAGAGCAGGAAAGGACTTGCTGCGGGTCACCGGGCATGGCAAATCAAGCGAACCATGGGTCCCGGTCGGTGTTGGGATACATACCGGCATGGCCTGGGTGGGATCCATTTCGGGTGCGAGTGGGGAGGCTTCTGATTTCACCGCCTTGGGTGATAATGTAAATATTGCCGCCCGCTTGGCTTCCAATGCTCGCCAGGGTGAAGTCTTAGTCAGCGAAGCCACTTACAGGGCGGCGGAGATGGATGACGAAGCGCTGGAGGTGCGGGAATTAGCGCTGAAGGGCAAGAGCGACTTGTTTCGCGTGCGAGTGTTAAAGGCTAGTTGAGCTCCCCTTTTCCCATGGATGCGAAATCAGAATCTCTAGCTTCATCAGCCTCCCAGCGGTTAGCCCGTTCTCAGGCGATTGGTGCATCCCTGATTCACCATCGATCTGCTTGCTATGTTTCCTCCTTGGAAAATCCCTCCTCGATCTCCAGACACTCGGCGCATAGTCGCAGCGTGACCGTATAAACCCCATCCACACCGACCTTGACGTTCCGGCGTGCAACGGCACGTTTGCCGCAATCACAGAACCCGTATAACAGGGGCTTTAACCGCCGCTTTTTCGGTACCGGTGAGGACCAGCCAGGGGGCAGGGGTGGTGTGACCTTCCAGGCGCTCATCGGCTCACAGGTTTCCTTCCCAAATCAGCGGTTGGATGAAATGTTTGCAGGCACTGTCTGTACCGTTACAAAAATTAATACACATCCCGCAATCCCTCCAGCGGGTCGATTGCGGGCAGCACTTCACTTACTGCGCTGCCCCACTCCTGCTTGTCCAGCACGCTGCACAGCGCCGCCGAGATCAGCAGGTCGTCGTGCACCAGCTCACCGGTAGCCTGGTCGCGCGTCCCTTCGGGCACGCCCCACTGCAGCGTCTTGCCTGGTCCCTCACCTACTTTCTGCTGGCAGTGCTCGGCTTGCTGGAAGAAGACCCTTTGTAGCTCCGCCAGCCTGCCTGTGGCTTGCTTCTTGCTGGCGCGATATTCCTTATAGCGTCCGGTTTCTACCAGCGCCAGGAAGTCCCATCCCAAATCTGACTTGCTCTTCACGCTGAAAACGAACGGAATCACGATCCTCGGGTAAGCGCGGCTCAGGAAATCCGCCAGGCCTGCCCCGACGCCGGTCGCATCGATCACCAGGTAGCGCGGCTCCCACTGTTCCACCAGCGCCCTCAAGTAGCCGTAGATCTTCGTGTGAGCGGTGTTGGTCCATTGCACCCGGTTCGCGACCCGGTAGGTCGGCGCACCCACCAGCTCGTCCGCCAGGCTGCTCGGGTCGATCTCGAAGATCGTCAGCGCTGTGGCATCCCTCGGGCTGGTCATCCGCAGTGCCCCCTCGCCGGAGGCCTCATCCGCCCCCGCCACGTCCAGCGTGAACGCATACATTCCGGTAGAGACGCCCCACTGGTGCGTCTCAATACCCCGCTGGGGCTTGCATTGAACGGAGTGAAATGGCATCTCCATGGGCGGGTGGGTGCCGCGCATCAGCGATAGCCGGCGCGCGTCGAACAGCGCGCCTTCATCATCGATCTCTTCGGAGAAGTACTGTGTCCTTATGAATGGGTGATTGCGGCCTAATTTCTTAACCTGGTTGTCCACGAATTTCCCGTAAGCGGGCACTTGCCGGCGCACGTCGTCGGCGGTCAGCACGAACACCCTGCGCCTGCCGTCTCGTCGTTCGGCTGCGCGGGCGATAGCCAGCTCGCGCGCCAGCAGTGTCTTGGATGTCCACGCGGTCCCCCAAAACACTTGCACGGCGTTGGTGCTTGCTGCCATTGGGGCGATCTCCTTATCCCATTTCTCGATCGACACGTCCTGCGCCTCGTCGCACTGTAACAGCAGGTTGGCGGTTGCCCCTACGATCGAGCTCTTCGGCGACCCGGATAAGAAGAAGATGCGCGCCTTCTCCAGGCGGAAGACATAGCCTGACTCCTTGTGCCAGAACCCCTTGATCGCCTCGTTTCTTCCCAGTACTCGCTCCAGCCGGCGCATCGCTTTCAGGCTCTGAGGCTTCCAGGTCGGCGAGACCTTCACCATCTCCACGTCATCTGTTCTGTATGTGTTGAGCAGCCAGGCTTCCAGCTGCGCCTGCAGTTCGTTCTTTCCGGATTGCCGTGGCAGTATCACCACCAGCGAGCGCCCGTCTTCCATGCTCAGCGCTTCAATGATCGCCGTGGCGATTGATTGCTGATAACTGCGCAGCTTGAGTTTCGAGAAATAAAGCGCGTAGAACGCAAAATCGTGCAGTGAGCTCTCGTAGATTTCTTCGTACTCTGGTGTGATCATCCATTAAATAATGATTTGTTTTCCTCGTTTTGCTCAGCTTTCGCCTTGCGTTTCCTGTCTTCGAGCACTCGCTTGTGAATTTTCTCCAGGGCGAGCAGGATCTCATCCCCTTTTCCTTGGGCGACCTTTTGTGCCCGGTCCATGCTGGCAATGCGTGTCGTGGCTGCGCTCAGGATGCCCACCAATCGCCCCAGCAGCTCCAGATCAGCGGGGTTCTTGACCTTGAAGTTATCCATGTACTCGGACAGGCGCTGGGTGGCGGCCCGTAGCCTGTCCAGTTCATCCTTGATCTCGCTGGTAGGCATTGGGCCAGGTGGGGCACCTTCAACCCAGAATCGCTTGGAATAAAAGCCGTGTTTGAGGGCGTTCGTGTTGCCGGGCTGCCCACCTCGTTTGCGCTTGGTATGTGTTTTTGCGCGGGTACGTCCCATCTTGGACCTCCTGTGTGGGTAGCAGGCTTTGGAAGGCAATGCTCCCTCGTGCAATTAGGCTGACCCGGCGTGGACGCGTAACCCGGCATGGTTACTATATTCAGTCTCTCCCCAAAAAGAGGAGCCGTACTGCTAGAGAGCGCCCACGCCGGATTCGCTAATAGGATACCAGAACATTTGTTCTAATACAAGGGGTTAACCGCAAAGACCCCCCTTAATTAACCGTTTTAACTGTTCGGTTAACCCAACGGGTTAACCATTTTTAACCGCTGAAAGATAGGAGCCACCAGTATTTATTGTCTTTGATTCTTACCTCTTTACTTATTTCCTCTGGCTGCGCTACTCCGCGGTGCAGCCCCTCAGCGATCCAATCCCTCGCGCTACTGATCACGCTCGTTTCTTGTTTGTGTGTTTGATGCCCGATTACGCAGTTTGTACCAGGTGTTTCGCGCATTGGTTGAATATACATTCCATTCAACCGTGGTCAGGATGCATACTGAGCGCAAGCAGCAAGAAATTTCCAGCATACCATGGGCTTACGCCAATGTCTCCATCGTTAATTTTCGAGATGATGAACCTCAACTGGATTGACGAAAACCCGCCTTGCTTGTACACTTCACATGCAGGTACAAACTGTTTCGGTGGGAAACGCCAATGCCATTTCTGTGCCCGTTAGGGTCTTCCATTTGAGCAAATCCCGTTGAATGCGTGTCGTCCTGCGATTTAGAGCATAGGAGCCAATCAATGAGCATAATTGAAGTTAACAATCTCACCAA